AATAGGCGCGCCCGTGCCGAACTCCGCCGCATCCTCAAAACGCACATAGAGATACGCAATGCCCCGCGCCCGGTGTTCCGTTGTCCAGTCGCTCAATTCAGAAACCGCGTCAGCGTCCGCAGTTTGATCATCGGTGCCGAGATATTGCTTGATCCGCACATGCCCCGCATAGTGCGCCGGGGCTGTCACATCGCCGTTTGCGTCAAGCGTGACTTCCTCGTCATTGAGGTAGATCGCCTCGTAGCTTTCGACCTCATGGCCAGCAAAAGCAATGAACTTATGCAGCCTGTCATTCCCGCCGCTGCCGGAAGACGTGAGCGCCTGATAGAACACAGCACCGCCAACGCGCGTTTCGCCATAAATGATCTGGTGAGGCAGAGATGATCCGAGCGAGTTGACGCCCTGGTATCCGCGCGACGTATCCGCACCGGGCTTTCCCACAAGGGCATTCATTGCGTAGCCAAGCGCCGCGCGCACGGCGAATTGAGCGGCTATTGCCCCGAACCCGGTAAGCCCGAAAAATGTAAGGGCCGTTCCAGATGCAGCCGCCGTTACAGCCGCAGCCGCAGTGCTTGCACCAGCAACTGCAAGCGTGATCGGATCGGCAAGCGCAGGCTTTGCAGCGGTTAGGGCCACAACGGAGGCCGATATCATCAAGAACCGTTTCACGCGACCCTCCAAAACATATCTGACACATCAACATCGCTGCGCACCGGGCCATCTTCCGCCAAGAAAACGCAGCATTGCCCAAACGTAAGACCAAGCGCGTATCGCAGTGGGCCGTTTTCACGCCGCGCGCAAATCATGCCATCCTCGGGATGCAGCGTCAAAACGCGCTCAAATCGAGCGTCAAGCGCGTCTATGATGTTGTCATGCCCATACTCGGAAAGCATCCGGCGATATGCGTGACGGGCCGAAACCGCATCGTCATAGCCATCCGCCCAATCCTCAGGGATAGACGGAACAAAGCCGCGCACAAAAGACACGCAGTTGTTGCCTCCCCACGCAAAAGGCTTGCCATCACACGACGCCAGATATTCCGTTAGCTGACTTCCCATTCGAGCCTCTGATCTTGCAGCGTCGTGACAAACTCAAATGCCTTATCCCCATCATAGCGGCTCTGGTGGTCCGCGTCCGTATAGCGCCGAATTCGCGCCCGGTTCAGGTCCACAAGGCGACTCTCCACATCAAGCGAGATCGTCGCGGTGTCAGGGCCAAATGAGATATTCATTTGATCCATTTCGCCCGTGAAAACCACAGATGAATAAACGGTCGCCCCGCTAATGATGCCGAAACGAACCGCCGCCTTGCGCGCCTGATACGGCTCCTCAAGCGCAAGGCTGATTAAGTTTGACGGGATGCCGGAAAGCGTAATTGTCGCGCCGTATGCGGCAATGTCCGAACTCTCCCTGATCTCCGAAATATCTAGCAGGTTGCCCGCGCCGGTGTAGGTGTCGCCGTCAACATCTAGATCGCCGTAGCCATTCCAGAACCGCAATTCGTTAGGGCTGTCGAAGAGCAACTCACACGCCCAAAAAACCTGAAACGTGCTGCTATCCGCCGCCGCCGTAACCGCTGCCGGTAGGTCTCTGCTCATACCACACCAACCCCGCTAAATTGGATGCCGTAGACGGCCATTTCATTTAGCGTCCATGTGCTGACATTTGACGCCAGCCGAAACGCCCCGACGGTATCCGTTATTGCAACCGCCGCATTGTCAGCCGGTGCCGATGTGATCGAAGGCCACAAGGAAAGCGTTGCGGCCCCGCCTGCATCTGTGTCTGCATCAGCCGTTACCATATACAAGCGCGCGTCCTCTCCGCTGCCGATCTGGATATAGTCACCCTCCAAGAGCCAGCCGGTCGTGCTGACCGGGCAACCATCGACATCAAGGCTTGCACCAGTTTGATCCGCACCAGCCACAAGTGGCGTTCCGCCACCCTCGCCGCGTGGCGCGCATCCCATCGGATCACCGAGGGTAAACGTGTTCAATGTGCCGTCCAGTTTTGCCAGCCACGAAAGCCAAACCCGAGCATCCGCATGACGCATCGGCGGCAAGGTAACATCAACCTCCCAACGCCTGCCGGGATGCGCCAAAACCTGTTGCTTGAACGTAAACGGGCTTTGCGTAATCGCGTTTTGTGACGCCATCCGAAACGTAACGCTCCGAACTTTCGTGTGGCTAGGAAGCGCGTAATTTGTCATTTGAATACCCTCGCCACCGATCCGCCGCGCTGCACCGCGTCAACAACTTCGCGCTTTGTGCGCTCAACTAGCATTGGCATAGCCCTGCCAAGATCGGCCTCCGTCACTCCGCCTTGGAAATTGTAGACCACCTGAACCGGCTGAGACTGACCGCCACCGATTGCGGCCTTGGCTTGCGCTGTTGAAAGGATGCGCCCATTTTCAGCCGGGATAAATGGCTCACGACCATGCTCACCAACCGTATACGCTTGCCCGGCCATGACTGCCCCGCCAGACGCTTTGCCGGGACCACCAAGTAAGCCACCGGCCAACGCGCCAAGAATGCCGCCGCCACCGCTTTTGAATTGCCCCACAAGTTGCTGAACCACAAGGACGCGGTAAAGCTCTTTGATGATGTCAGCGGCCATGCTCTTGAATGCGTCCTTTGCATCGCCGGTGCCATCGACCATTGACATAAAGGCGTCTTCCATGCCGCTTTCGATTGACGAAAGAACCTCAGAAAACCCGCTCGCCTCCAACTTCGCAGCGGCCAATTCACCCTTTGCCATGCTAAGTGCCGTGTTGAATTGCTCTTGATTGATAGCGCCGCGCGCCAACGCATCATTGAGCATCTTTTGCGTATCTTCAAAGTCCTGTTGCGCGCCGATTGCTTCGTCTAGCTGCCCGATAAGATCGCGATATTCCTCCGCTAACTCTTTCACTTCGTCAGCCGCGCTTTTTCCTCCGCCGCTTTTCTTCTTGGGCCTAATCGGAGATGGCTTGTCGCTATCAATGACAATTTCCTGCAGGTCAACGGGTTCATCCCCGTATATATCATCAAATGATGGTGTGACAGCATACTCACCGTCACCAATGATCGGCGGAGTGGTAAGGTATTCAGGTGCAGGGCTTGTGTTTTCAGACTTTGCATTGCGGGGTCCAATCCCACGCGCCACATTATAAAGGCGAATAGCCTCACCAATGCCAGAGATTAGCCCGGAAAATGCCGGAATAGCGTAATCCGTAATAAACGAAACAAGCGCCCGAAGCTCTGTCTCATTGTCGAGAATGGCTTTTGTCAACTGTGTGCTGATCGCGTCTGATAGCTCTTGCGCCTTGATCTTCAATTCACGCGCACCATCGACGGCATCGCCGTCAAGAATGCGACCGGTGCGCTCCGCCTCGTCGCCAAGCTCTTTCATCTCGCGCCCGCCATTCCGCAGCACCGGCAAGAGCGCCGTCGCGTCATTGGCTAACGCTTCCATGTAGAAGGTCATTTCCGCCTGCGAAAGATTTGCCTTTTCGAGACTGTCTACATAAAGCTGCAACGCCTCAGGGCCGGATAGCTTGGCGAATTGCTCTGCCGTAACCCCCACAGCTGGCGCGATATTCTCGAAAAAGTCCTTCATAGGTCCGCCGCCGGTCGCGATAAAATCGCCAACCTTATCGTTCACATCCTTCAGGATGTCGGCAACCTTATCCATTTCAAACCCAACGGTTTTTGCGCCAACCGCAAATCGTTGAAACTCGACAACCCCGACGCCAGCAATATCGGAAAGCTCGCCAATTTTTGCCGCACCATTCACAAGCCGATTGATCGTTCCAATCGTGAATGCACCAGCCAAAAGCGGGCCAAGAACACGAACCGCAGAAGACAGTCCGGCAAACGACTTGGAAACAGCGCCAAGGTTCTTGTTAGACTTGTTCTTGAAGTATTCAACGCGCCTTTCAGCCGCGCGCATCTCCTTTTGAAATTCGCGGGTGCGGGCGGTTAGAATGACGTTCAATTCTTCGGCGCTAATTGCCATCTACCTGCTCCACAAGCTGCCGATATTGCTCTGCGCTCATCGCGTCTGCACCGGGCTTTTTAGGCGAGTGCGCTTCGGTCCATCCCTCAAACACAAGCCAAGTATCTTTTGGTATCATATCGCGAATTTCCTCTGGCTTCAAACCCGCTATGATACCGCTTTTTATCATCCCCCTGACGTTAAGTCTTTTGGGGATTGGCTCTCGCGGTTCTTTTTTTTTGCGACTTCATCCGCCGCATCCGGCATAAACGCCACGCCAAGAACCGCTTGTGCAATTGCATAAAGACGCATTAGGTCAGCCGGTGTGCATTTGGCAAGAACCGCGTCAGCCTCCGCATCCTTCTTTCCGCCACCCACAAGGCCAAGCGCAAGAATGTCCCGCACCTCTTGGCTTGTCGGCTTTTTGCCGCCACCGAAAAAGCCATCCCAAAGGTCAAAGATGCCCCGGTGCTTGTCTTCAAAGCGTTCAATCTCACGATTGCGCAGCAAAAAGGAATAGGTGGTGCCGCCGATCTCCTCGACGACACCGCCCCGCTTTGGTTCAGCCGTAATGCCCATTTACGCCGCCGTAAACGTAACAGCGCCAGTGCTGGAAAGCGAAACACTGTAGGTCACACCGCCCTCGGTCTCGCCGCCGAACTCCAAGGTATCGATGCGGAAAGCGCCCGCGTAAGTGCCGAAGTCGGGCACGACGATCTGGAAATTGGCCACGTTGTCAGCGGACATTGCCACCGTATTCGCCCGCGCCTCTGTGGTGCTATCCTCGAAAAAGCCATCGCCGGAAACCGACAGGTTTTTCAGACCGGCAAGGGTTTCCGTCCAAAGCGCGCCTTCGGGCGTGGTGCAGTCCGGGGTAGTCACGTCAATCGACGAGTTGTTAATTGTGAGCGATTTGCTATTCAGCCCGCAAAGGTTGCTGAATGCCTCCGAAGCCTCGCCATCCCCGATTTTCACGAGCAGGGCGCGTCCAAGTTGTTTAGCCATGATCGGCCTCCATCCCT